GCCATAGCTAATGATAATGCACTAAAGTCTCCTTCACTTCCTTCTTGAGCTAATTGAGATCCAAGGTTTAAACCACCAGATATTAATCCTCTTGATAACATACTACCACCAAATGCACCCATAATTCCTGGAGCCAAAAACGGTGCGGCTGCAGCTAAAAATGGTAATGCTGGTTTAATTTCATTAGGTACTATCTTATCTAGTACTCTTGAAATAGGTCTAGTTATCTTTTTTAAAAATCCCATAGTTTCTCTTTATATTATATAATGACTGCAAGTTTGCCAAACTTGTAAATAGGCGAGTGTATCACAATTTACAAGGTTTTTAAACATCCGTCAATCGCTGATATTTAAAGCAGCGCCTATATTTACCTCTTCCACAGTTACATTTACATCTCTTCTGATGTGTTCTGCTTTAGTATCTGTACTAGTATTCTGTACGTCTGCTAAAGCCTCTGCATCAGACATGTATTCTTTACCTGTTTCTGTGTTAGTTAGTGTTACTTCTGTTTTAGGTGTAATTACTGGTACTCTTTGACCATTAATCATTTCATACCTAACGGAAGCTTCTGTTTCTATAAACGGCATTATCTATCCTCTCTGTTTATTTCTAATATTGATGCTGTAGCAAATAACCTATTTGCGTCAGCGGCTGTTACTTGTAATACTTCACTTTCCTGCATAATTAATGGTTCTGTTAATAATTGTACACTAGCGTTAGCTCCAATTGCTGCAGTATTAAATAAAGTAAATTTTGAAGCAGATGCTGGATCTCCATTAAATAAATCTACAGTAATTGTAGTAGCACTTCCATTATCACTGCTTATTAATAATGATTTAATAATAGCTCTAGAGTTTGAAGGCACACTATATAAAGTTGTAACTGTGTTAGTTGTTAAATCTTTTTTTTCGTTTTTATATATATTTGCCATTAACCTAGTCCCAACCAAGTATATCGTTCTTGGTCCTCTTTTAATTGTGTTAAATAAGTAGAGTTTAATTGTTCTATAATTGTAGTTAATGCTCTGTTAATTTGTCTTTGATTATCCTCACTATATTCTTTTTTAGGTTCGGGTAATCTTACTACAACTTTAGTCATTAACCTCTCCTTCCATCAGGTTGTATATCTACTTGAAATGTACCAAATCTCCAAGACTCACCTACACCGGTGTTTTCTATTTTTATATTTGCATATCTACCTCTTGCCCTAGTGTCAACTTTTAAAGTAGATGAATTAATTATAAAAGGACTTAATGAAGTTTCAATATCATCTTGTGAAGGATAATCTTTAATAGACAGAGTAATTTGATTGTTACCATTTAATACTTTAAAATTTGGTAAGAATCTTCTCATTGCTAAAAATACTTCTGCTTGATCAGGTTGTAAAGAAAAACTAAATGATTGTATAAAAGATGTTAAAGTAGTTACGCTACCATTTGGATTAACTTGATCGGTCCCCGTTTCGTGTTCGAATAATACTGTTTGGCCTAAACCATCTTGACCTATAACTTCAGGAAAACTTCCATCATTAGAACTATTATATGCAGTAGCATAAGGTCTTGGATATACTAATGAATCAACCCAAGTAGTTCTAATTGAATTAGTATTAACACCAGTGTACCAATTACCCATAGGTAATTGTGCATTGTTTTGTCCATAATTATAAACTACATATCTATTATTAAAATCAGATCCACTTGTTGGGTACCACCAAGTTACTTCTGTAAATAGATTATTGATACCGGCACAAACTTGTTGTCCTTTTGTTGTATCAATATCGTCATAAATATAATCTTCCACACTACAAGGAAGTGTATTAACCGTACCATCAAAAGAGAAAAAACCATTATTACCCATCCAGTAAGCAACACCATCAATTTCAATTGCTGCATTTTTACCAATTAATCCACAGTTAGTACCAACCTGTTCGAAACCAAATGTAAAAGGTGCTCCAACAAATTTCATTGTATAGAGTGCGTTATCAGTCCAAATTAGAATATTTTCTTTTGCAACTAGCGCTCCCATAATTTTTGTACCATCTTGTATTCTTTGAGTACCGGCTGTATTAGTTGCTTGAGGTGTATAACCATTAATATTTTCATCTTCAGAGAATCTTATAAACATATCATCTTGAGTAGACGCAGTTCCAATTGTAGTTTCGGTTCCTAAATGAATTAAGTGACGTGTTGTTGGTGAAATTAAAGTTACTCTTGTAGCTGTTGGATTATTTGTTGTAGAAAATCCTGATGTTGTTGTAGATGCTCTTGTTGTTAGTCTTGCTGTAATATCAGAATTCCATGTAAAAGTTTTACCATTTGCAATAGTTGCAACTAATACATCACCAAAATTACTCAATGACCAAAGTCCAGGTTCTAGTGTAATTGTTCCAGCATCAACAGCATCACCCCATCCTCCCCAATCAGTTGCGTTAGTAACTATTTCACCACTTGAGTGAGCTTGACCATTTGATGTACCAGTAGTTGCAGTTCCAAAAGCACCTCTAGTAATACCTGTTAAAGTGTTTGTACCTTTTCCTGTGTAAGTAATTAATTCATTTTGAACTGCTATAGTTCCTGCTGTTGGAAAACCAGAGTTTGATGTAACATTAATTGTTGACCCTGTTCCACCAGTACCATTAGTATCTGCAAGTAATGCACCATTTAAAGTTGTTGTAACAGAACCTTGAACCGTTCCACCATACTGACCAATACCAAAGCCATAACCATAAGATTGTGCGGCGGGACCAACAGGCTCGTAGGGAATTATATCACATGCTCCTCCACCGGCAGCACCTGTTGTAGTTTGTGTACCAGTAATGATTGCAATTAAGTTTGATGTAACTCTTGTTACTTGAAATAATTTATCTTCAAAAGCAGCATTTGTTAAACCTATACCAGCAGGTACTGTTACATTATCCAATAAAATAATATCACCTGATTGTAAATTATGTGCTGAAGAAAATGTTAAAGAAACTTGTTTAGATGCATCAGTAGCAGACATTGTAACACTACTGATTGTAGCTTTAATTGGTGTTACATCATGTAGTTGTCCTTCAAAATATATAAGTAAAAATTTATCTGTTCCTATTGCAACGTATCTATTACCTTCTTTATCTACAAATGCATGTTGTTTTCTAGCAACACCAACAATAGATTCATTAAGTAAAGATTGCCATCCTCCTACTTTTTCTGGAAGGCCATATCTAAATCTAACATTATCAGAGTCAACCCAACGACCTTCGGCTCCAACAGCAGTGTCTTGCTTGTCAATCCCTGGAGCAAACTTAATTTTCGTAAGCATCCTTTACTCCTATGATGTACTGTTAGTTTTTATTTGCCAGCCTTTTGTAGCAGTAGTAAATATTAAAGTTACACATTGATTGTTTGCAGTTAAATCTAAATCAGATGTACCACCTTGAATATTGGATCCGTTTCTACCTACAATACATTTGTTTGTTGCAAAACCATTGGATGCAGATACATCCATTATAGTTACTTCATCACCTGTTGCAGGTGTTGCCGGCAGTGTTATAGTTACTTGGTTAGCAACTGTATCTACTCCAATTTGATCTCCAGCTACTGCTGTGTATGAAGTTTTACTAGCGGCAGTTACTGTAGTAAACCCTTTTTCCATCATTGATAATGTAGTGGCAGGAACGCTACCTCTGGAATAAACTAAAACTTTTGCACCTTCTGGAAGAGGTACTTGTGTACCTGCACTTTGACCAGTAGTTAATAATGTTACTGTAAAACTTTGTGCTGCAGTTCCTCTAACAGTTGCATCTTCTACAAAAAATACTCTGTTTGCATTTCCACCTGTTGTAGAAGCAGGCATCGCTAAACTAGCATTACCAGATAAAGTTCCTGTAAGTTTAATATAAATATTTTTACCATTCGCGCTCGCCGATCCGTCGGCCAAACTTAATGTAGTTGTACCAGAGCTTAAAGTTACTTCTGCATAACCCGACGCTGCTGTTTGTAATAATTGTAAATTAGTATTAGTGATTGTTCCCCATAGACCAGCCTTTTCACCTGTAGTGACTAGTTCTAATGATAAATCTGTTGAAAAAGTTGATGCCATATTAATAAGGTTTTATTGGTGTCCAAACCATGTTTGCTCCTGGTATTATATCGTTCCACGTAATTACTCCCGGTTCCCCACTACTTACAGTTAAACTAGAACCTGTTGGAAGTACATTTGCAGTACCTGTTACTGTAACATTTCCTGTTGCTAACGTCAATGCGTTTCCAGTTGTAATTGCAGTAGCTCCTGCAGTAACTACAAAAGTTCCTAAACCTAATGATACTTGAGATCCTGTAAGAGGACCAACATTAGCTGTACCAGTAATACTTAAAGTACCTGTACCTAATGTAACTTGATTTCCAGTTAAATTTTCTACGACTGAATCTGCAATAATACCTACGCTACCAATTGTAATAGTTAATTGGTTTTTAAGTACATTTACATTTACATTATTATCTAATCCTGTTGTTGCAAATGGTAATGCTGATATTGCGTCAAATCCTAAACTCATAAATAATCTCTAAAGACTGATATTCTACCAGTCTTTAGTTTTTGATGTAAGTTCTGGTGCTTTTTGACTAGCGATTTGTGCAGATAAATTTGATTGCATTTCAGCTTCCGTTGTATCAGAATGTTCTAATACGCAGGCAATTGCACTTTCTTTAGTCATAGCATCAAAACCCATACCTTCAGAACCTGCACAAGATCCATACATAGATGCAGAGTACTCTCCGTCAACTGCTGTATATCTCCAGTGAATGTTCTTCACTTTGTTATCAGAGTCCGTCTCAAAATTTGGGAAGGACCATGTATTTGTTATTGCCATTGTTTTCTCCTGTTGTTGTTGTTAAAATTAAGCATCTGTCATATAAGATAATGTAAAAAATAATCTGTTAGCACTAGTATTAGAACCAGTAAGTATATCGGTAGAAGCTAAAGGATCTGCATCGTCATTATTTCCATAAAGCAATTTCAAATCAATTTCAGTAGTACCTTCAATTACATACGCATTGTTAGGTGTATGATTAGTTCCCCAATTAAGTTGATTTGACATTGCAACTCCACCTCTTGTAGCTGTTGTGCTACCTACTGTTTTAACTGTAAATGGAAGTCCACCAAGTCTTAAATTTCCTGATGGCGAACCTAAAGTTACTACGTTACTTGCTATTGCTCCAGTACAAGTTACTAACTGACCTACTTTTGTATATTCTCCACCAGTTAAAGAATTATAAGTAACTGATGAAAGTTGATTACCAGTAGTTCTATATATTGGTGTCCAAGTTCCTTGTTCAAAATCGTTTAATTTGTTTGCTGTGCCTGTGCCACCAATAAAAGCACCACCACCTAGATAGATGTCTTTAAATCTTCCACCTGAAAAACCTAAATCTACTGTATTATCGGAAGCTGCACTATTTCTTCTTGGAATTATTTTATCATTTGCAAAGTCTAAACCTGTATGTGCGCTAGTTGGACAATCAATAACTAAATTATCTCCATTAACACCAATAGTACCAACTACTGTATTATCTTTTCTAATTTGTACTATTTCTCCATCAGATGATTTTCTATTAAATAGACCAGCATAAGTTCCATCTGTTGTATGATAAGCTGCACCACTTGCTAATAAAGCATGACCAACATCATCACTAGCTTCAGTTGTTGTTGCAACAAAGAAATTTCCTGACGAATCAATCGTAGCTCTTACTGATGCATTAACTGTAAAGTCCATTGCATTAGTAGAATGATTATACCTAACTCTACCTATATCATTATCAGAACTATCTCCAAAATATATAGCACCTTCATGACTAGCTCCTGAAAGTATATTTATTCCTGTATTAGCACTATTCTCAATTGCTAATTCATCAGCAGAAGCATGGGGTGTTCCACCACTACTAGCAGAAGTTACTTGAAGTTTTGCTGTAATAGATGAAGTTCCGATACCAACTTTTCCATTTGTAAGACGCATAGTTTCTGTTGCGTTTGCATGAAGTGTTAAAGCATCTCCATTGTGCAAATAATTTACTGAACCTCTAAAACCATTTGTTGCAGTAGTTCCATCTGCTAGAAATAGAGAACTATTGTTTGATGTTCCTGCAAAAATAGTAATTCCATTATCGCCAGAGCCACTACCAACAACTAATTGTCTAGCAGAAGCATTGAAATTACTTGGTGTAGTATTTTTAATTCCAACATTCTCATTACTGTCAATAGTAATAGCTGTACTTGTAGCATTATCATCTATACCTGTAGATGT